TGTTTCTTGTTCTGCTGCTTCTTGGTCTTCAGGACCTTTAGGGTCAAACTGAACAACTTTGTCACCAGCTACAAAGACTTTAAGTAATTGTGGTAATGCTGACTCAATAGTGTCTTGTACATCATAAGATACAACTTGTGAACGACCTTCTTCTTCGTTACCGAATGGTTGTCCTAGGTAATAGTCAATCGCTGTTGCTCTATCATCCGACAATGCACTATCATTTACACCATAGGCAATATTTTCTTGTTGCTCTATCTGTGCAATGATTTCCATATCTTGTATCTTCATTAAACAATTCCTCTATTTGTATATTGTATCTTCTCTTTGCTCCATGACTCATTCTTCATAGACTCAATAGAGGTACATAAGTATCTGAATGCGTCTGCTCCATGAGAGAACTCATCATGCAATGGTGCACCAGGTTCGTTGGTTGCAGAGTTTATACTTCTGCGATAATTCTTTAAACATTCAACAAGTCTTTGTGCTGACTTATCAAAGTATATACGGTGGAAGTTCATACGTGCTAACTTAATACCAGACTCTATGTCTGCTTTAGGTACGATACGTATATCCCATCCTAACTTCTTCATAATATCTTCTGCTGATATACCATGCTTAAAATCTTTAGACTGTCCGTCATGTGGCAAGAACATTGTACCCCAGTTATAAGATAAGTTCTTGAGTTGTGCAGAGTAGCTATCTAATGTTCTGTGGTCATCTTCTATATAACCAATAATCCGTAAGTCTGATATACCTTTTTGACATAGGATAACTGACATGCTGTCGTTCCATCCTAAATCCATTACTACATGAACCTTCATCATAGGGTCATAAGGTACAGTTGTGATACGGTTACCTTCTTGTGCTTCTCGTATCTCGTTAGAGTATATAGCACCATCTACAGCAGCCTTACAATCACCTTCCCATATATTTGCATAGTCAGGGTTAGTCTTTAAACTGTGTAGGCGTTCCGTCTCCAAGACCTCAGGAAACCAAGGATTGTCAGTATAGTTTACTTTAACAACCTTAGCATTCTCTGGTGGATTAACCACAAACCTAGTGTATGTATCATCCGTATCTATGTTAGGGTTAAAACTTACCCAGATTTCCGAATTAGGTTTACGGATTGTAGGTATAAGAATATCCCACGACTTCTTTGATACCGTTTGTGCCTCTTCCACCCAGACAATATCACATCCTTCAAAAGACTTAATACTTTCCACAGTATTAGTAGCCAACCCAGTAAAGCTAAACGTGCTACCGTTAAGACCTCGTATTTCTGACTCAAGAACTTCATAAAAAGCTCCTAGACCTAAAGACTGTATCTGGTCATTAAGTAATGTATGTACTGACTGCTTAATAGACTTTTGTATTTCACGTGCACATAAGACACGTGTTGGCTCATTGGCTGCTTTTATAAGCAATGCCCTTGCCATAGACCATGACTTACCACTTCCACGACCACCGTATGCTACTTTGTATCTATGTGGACTGAAAAGAAACTGTAATTGCTCAGGGAACTCAGCTATCGTTTGGTTTGACAAAGCTAATTCCTACACCAATGGGTATATCTCCACCATCTACGCCACTTATTTCTGTAGATGATAGGTCAGGTAATGACTTACGTAATAGTATCTCTATTGCTTTCATGCGTGTAGGTGTAATTTCTTTTTCATCATCTACACCAAGTGCATGATTTTGCAAGACATTTACTAACTGACTTGTCTGTATTTTTGTTCTTACTTCGTCTTGATGACGTTTTCTTAATCGTTCTGCCATGATATTGCAACTCCTTATAGGTTGGTTGCCCTCTATTGTTATTTCAGTAAACCCTTATTGTTTCGTTCTAATATTTGAATATCAGTAGGGTCAAATACTACAAAATTACGTGTTCCTTTTAATCCTTCTCTGCTTTGGTTGTCAAAGTATTTAACTCCTTTAACTCCGCTTTGATTAAGTAAAGACTCACCTATATTCTTTTGACCTCTTATAACTTCCCAAGTATTTAGAAATTGATTAGGTGTTACATCTTTACCGTAAAGTAAATTAGCATCCCCACCTAACATCATTATATCGTCTTCTGTTAAGTTTTTCTTTGTTTTATTAATAGCATCTTGAACATTCTTTGCTTGCTGACCTAATGGTTTATCCCAATCAAGCATACTAGCAACCTGTTCATCTGGTATATCTACTTTATATAAATTACTTGTTCCTAGGTTCTTTACATCTGACTTTTTAGAAATGCCTGACATTAACGCATTTACTTGGTTTGCAAAATCAACTCTATCAGGTGTAGGATTTTTAGCCCAATCACTAGCAAATTTCTTTGCTTTATTAACACCCATCTCATCAACTAATTGTGATGCTTTATATTCTGGTGTCATTGGCTCTACTTCATTACCAAATAATGAACGTCTTGGAGTGGCTTCAGGTCCTGCTGGTGATATATTAGAATAATATTTAGCTACTTTTGGGCTTTCTGCAAAGTATAATCCATGACCATACATTTGAGCACCTTCTCCGCTACCTATTTTGCTTGCATCAAACTGGTCAAACTTGTATGGACTACCATGATATGCAGTAGCAAATTGTCTTGGGTCTAATACATTAGAACCTATTAATCCTGTTCCTGTTTCTACTTGTCTTGCTATTTCTTTACCTAAAGTCTTTGCACCTACTTGACCTGCTTTTGCAGCACCTGCTCCTACAAATGGTAAAGTGGCTACGTCTAGCATTCTTGTATCTGGTGTAAGTGTGCCAAGACCGCCTGTGGCTACATTGCCACCTCTAAATGCTGGCATACCATAAGATACGTCTTGTAGGTATTGTGGTGCTTGTCCAAATAGTAAACCACCTAATCCACCTACGTATGGCAAATTGACTGTATTTAAAGCCTCTTGTCCTGAAGTAAGTGCATCAGCTAATAAACCTAACGCCTTTCTTCTAGGCGGTGCTTGTAAATACTCTGCCATGCTACAGCTCCGTTTCTCTATTCTTTCCTTTTAGAGGATATATCATTCTTTGGTATGTTTCCCACCATTCTTGACTATAGTCTGTATTCTGATAGTCTTTAAAGCATGGTGTGCCTAATGTATGATGCACTAACTTAGCATCTGGATTATATTCGTATTCTGTTTCTAGCCAGTTCCATGTCTCGTCTAGCTTACCTACTTGTTCTTCTGGATACTTGAGCCATTCAAACCTGTGTAGGTATTTACCTGTTTGTTCTTGAATAAACCTAGGCGTTAGCTGACGGTTTAACCAATGTGAACAGTTCCATAACATAACGCTTGACCAGTTCTTTTTAGGATAGTCTTCGTTCTTTGCACCCAAGTACTTGACAGGATGCTTTGTTTGGTAATGATGCTTGACTACCTTTATTGCTTCGTCTGTATCAAAGTTAGCTAGTATCTCTGCTATATCTGTTCTGCATATCATATCGCCATCTACGAATAGTGCGATACCTTTAAAGTTATTTAGATATGGCACTAGAAAGCGTGAGTAGATAAATGCGTTACTACCGTCTGTATGTGTTTCTTTGTAATCTTTTAAAGTGTTTAGTGCTAATGGTGTAAAACTTACCGGTATAGATGACTTCTCTATAACTGACTGGCAAAAGTTATGATAAGCAATTGGTTCTACCTTGCCATCATATCCTACATATATATCTAGTTTTACCACTTTACTTTGTTTGCCCAAAAAGCGGCACTCATTTTTCCTTTAGCTATGTTTTTAGCGTGTCTTGCTTTAAATGACTTTGCTCTATCTGTATTTGTCTTGTCACCACTTACGCCCTTTTGTCCAAAGCGTATAAGTTTTTCTTGGTCACCATCTTTAGCTAATACTGCATGTGACTTAGTAGGATGATTAGGTGTTCTCTTAGGTTTATTATAACCTGAAAATGTTTCCTTACCCTTCTTAATCATTTCTTTTTTTTAGCTGTCTTTGCTGATTGTTTAAATGCCATAGCAGTAGGTGCACCTTTACTTCCTACCTTACGCATCTTCTCACCAGAGCCTGCCTTGATTCTTGCACGTTTATTTGCAATATTACTGTACAAGCCTGGTTTATTTGCCACGTTTAGCTGCCTTTTTCATAGGCTTAGCTGCCATAGCTTTACCTGTTTTCTTTGCGTATGATTTAGCTTCTTTCTTACCTTTTTCTGTGTAAGCAAACTTCATTTTTCCGACCATTGGCATAATTATTTACCTTTCTTTTTAGATAGACCAGCTTCGCTAAGTGCGATTGCCAATCCTTGAGCTTTAGATTTTACTACTGGACCTTTTTTAGAACCACTATGCAACTTACCTGCTTTAAATTCCTTCATCACTTTGCTGATTTTTTTTGATGCTTTGGTCTTGGCTTTCATTATCTTTCCTTAACTTAATAAATC